GCCGTCTGCCCGGGAGCCAGCAGCATCGGGACTAAATGCTCATCCCAGACTGCCTGTCCGACGATCATGCGGACATCCGCCAGGTCGGGCTTGCGCACCCCGACGCGCCGGTAAAACGGGCGCCGAGCAGTGGGCCACAGCACGGTATCGTCGGTGTCGATGTGTCCGCACACCAGGCCCAAATCAGCCTGCTGCACCAGCCCTGCTTTTTTTGCATCCCTGGCCAGGCAGGTATCGGCATCGCCGCCGCCGATCTCGGTTCGCATTGGAAAGCGCTCCAGCACGTGCCGCTGGATCAGCGTGCAGCCGAAGCCCAGCCCCGCGCAGGGCACCACCTTGCCCCAGGCGCGTGCCCACAAGACAGGGTCGTTGGTAATCGGGTCGGTGGTATCGTGGCGCATGATGTTGACGTTGATGCACCGCCGGAAGACATACAGCGCATAGGCGATATCGGCCTGTTCGCACACTTTCAGCAGACGCTCCAGGGCATCCGGCGGGATGATCAGGTCGTTCTCGACGATCCACAGGTGCGTGTAAGCCGGCTCGGCCAGGAACATGGCCCGCAGCCGCTGGTAGGCGTGCACAATGTTCATGCCCGGCACCGGGTCGTCATTGCGGCTGGTAAAGTGATGGTCGATATGGCCCCGCCACGTCTGCAAGAAAACAGACCGGATCATCTCCGGCTGGAGCCGGTTATGCGGGGTCGCGGCGCACACGTACGGGGCCATATCGATCAGTTCCCTTTCAAACTAGGCGCTCGGGTGAGCCGCGTAGCCGATGGCGGCGGCCTGCAGCACGCCATACACCGCGCGGAAGCTGTACTTCAGGATCACCAGCCCGTCCACGGTGAAGGGGTCCATGATGAAGCGCAGGGTGGGATCTTCGCGGTAGCCCACCTGGTCCCAGGCGCCGAAGTACACGTCCTTGGCGCTGGCGGCCGGCGCGGCCGCGGCCTGGGAGAAGTAGACCGGGTACCCGAGCAGCTGATTGCCGCCCAGCGCCTCGTTGTCCATCGCCGAGTAGAGGCGGAAGTTACCGGTGAGGATGCGCACCGCCCACAGCGTGCTCGGGCGCATGACCCAGGCCGCCGAGGCCCCGTCGGACAGGTAATACCCTAGGGCGTCATTGCCCAGCACGCCTTCCAGCTCGCCGGCGGCGATGGCGCTGGCCGACGCGTAGGTCTTGAGTGCCGTGCCGTTGGTGGCCACTTCGGCCAGCAGCATCGTGTTGTGCGTCTTGGCGATCTGGCGCCCGATGCGATCGGCGATGTAGGCGTTCAGGTTGACGTCGTTGTCCGAGAGCAGTTCCTCGGTCAGCTCGACCTTGCGCGATTTCTTGGCCAGGGTGAAGGCCTTGAGATTGGTTACGCCGGCGTCGCGCTCGTAGCCCTGCGCGTGGGCATCGTCCTGCTCGCTGGTGGCCGCGAACGCCACTGGATCGACGCCCTCAACCGGATAGTTGACGGTCGTGCCGATGCCGGGCACGTTCTGGAGCCCCAGCTTCACAGTCAGGTCGCTCTCGTTCTTGCGAGTGGCCACCCTGGGCACGAACCCGGTCGGGACGATGTTCTGCCCATCGGCGGCCGTGGTGATGTTCATGGTGCTGTCGACTGCGGCGGCTTTCATCTCCGAGTAGGACGGGATAGCCACTGTCAGGGCGTTGAAGCGGCCATCGCGCTCGGTCACGTCGCGGATCTCTGCGCCCGTGCGCCAGAAGTGCGCCAACGCCGCCTCTTCGTTGTCGCCGCGCGGCAACTTGTTGAACGCCGGCGCGACGCTCACCGCGCGCTCGCGCTCGCGGCGCTTCTCATGCCGCTCCAGATCGCCGGCAATCTCATCCAGCCGGGCGTTGATCGCGTCATCGCGGGTCTTCTGCTCGACGGTCAGCACGTCGCCGCTCGCGTCGGCGGCCTCGAACATCCGTTTACCTTCCGCCACCAAATCGGCCCGCTCCTGGAGCAGCGCCTGATAAGCCTTGCTTTCGGGTTTCATGTTAGGTCTCCGTAAAGTCGATCAGTCAAAGTCGGGTATCTGATCGACGGAGCAGGCTTACGAACGGCTCGACGGAGCCGGTGATTCCTTCTCGGCCAGCCGCAGACGCCGGCGGCGGGTTTCCACAAAGGCCGCGTTTTCTTTCTTGGCCATAGCGGCAAATGCTTCATCGGTCAGGACGATGTCGGCCTTCAGTTCGTCCGTCAGCAGAGCGGCCATCCGCTCGGCGCGACTGTTCATCGGCATCTTCTTGGGCTTCATCATGTCGGCCATGACCTCGTCCATCGTGGCCACCCGGTCGGCCATGCCCAAGGCCACCGCTTCCCTGGCGCCCACCATGCGCCCCTGGCCAAAGCCGTCGCGCACGTCGGCCACCCCCACCCCGCGCCCGCGCGCCACGGCTTTGACGAAGGTGCTGTAGGTCTCGTCGACCATGCTCTGCGCGTAGGCCAGGGCCTCCTCACTCAGCGGCTGGAAGGGGTTGCCTTCGGTCTTGTACTTCCCGGCGGAAATCAGCGTCACCTTGACCCCGGCCGCTTCCATGGCCGCGCTCTCGTCCTGGTGGGCGGCAAACACGCCGATCGAGCCCACCTGGGCCGAGGGCGAAACGACGAACGTCTCGCAGGCGCAGCCGATCCAGTAAGCGGCCGAGGCGGCCATATAGTTGGCCACGGCCACCACCGGCTTGCCGCCGCGCGCCTGGTAGATGAGCTGGGAGAGCTCCTCCACGCCGGCGGCCGCGCCACCCGGGCTGCTGATGTCGAGCACGATCGCGCCCACGCCCGGGTCGGCCTGGGCCGCCTGGAACATGGCCGCGATGCGCGTGGCGCTGATCGCGCCACTCGACTCGGCCAGGCTGTCCCCGCGCGGGATGATCGTGCCCAGCACCGGAATGACGGCCACCGCCCCGGCCTGCCGCGCGCCGCCGGACGGGCGCGCCGCGGCCTTGATCTCGGCCAGTTCGTCGGCGCTCAGCTCGATGCCGGCGGCATGGCGCTCGGCCACGGCCAGCACTTCGGCGAACTTGGCCGGCAGGATGGCCCAGGGCGTGCTCAGCACAAATTCGAGAGCGTAGGAGCGTTTCATGCGGCCTCCAAGGCCAGAGCGGCCAGGCGTTCAATCGAGTCGGCTTCCCATTCGGTCACCAAGATCGGTTTGGACAGCATCAGCCGGACCTGGTCGGCCACATAGCGGGCAGACATGTCCGCAGACATATGCAGCGCCTGGGCCACAAACTCACCGTGGTCGGCGTAAAAATCATGCACCGCCTGCTGCCATTCCTCGGCGCTGTGGCAGCGCTTGTAGGCCCGCGTCATGTCGGCCGATTCTTTGCGGACCACGCGCGCCGCCGTCTCCAGCACCAGCGCCTGGTAGTGGGCGCTCTTGGCTGGCGCCGCGGGCGGCGCGCTGGGCGCCGGTGGGGCGTCGGAGATGGGATTGCCGCCGGCGGGCGGCTTGCCCACGTCCACCTGTTTGATCGAGCGCACGTACTCGTCGCCGCCGTCGTCGGGGTCGATCGGGTTCTGGTTTTCCATGCGCCGGATGTCGTTCGGGCTGAGCCACCATTCCTGGTGGCCGATGGCATAGGCGGCGTAGCGCTGCTGGGTGTCGCCGCGCAGCAGCGCCGAGACGACATGCTCGACGTAATAAGTCTGTGGCGCGATGATCAGGTCGCGTGAGATGGCCTGCTCCCAGCGCTTGAGCCACGGCAAGAGCGTGTAGACCACGAAGCCGATGCCCATCTGCTCAATGCCGGTGCCCCAGCTGGTGGCCTTGCTGGTCAGCCCCACCATGTGCGGCGGCACGCCGAACCAGCGCCCGGCAATGTCCTCGGCCTGAAACTCGCGGCTCTCGATGAACTGGCTGTCGCGGTTGCTGATGCCGATGGGCTGGATCTCGGTGCCTTCTTCCAGCAGCGCCACCCGGTGCTGGTTGACCCCGGTGTGGGCGGCCTCGAAATCGCTCTTCAGCCGCTTGGCGGCCAGGTCGGACAGCGGCTTCAAGCCGGCCGGCCGCTTGAGCGCCACCGAGGGCACGGAGCCATTGCCAAAGAAGCGCGAGGCGTAGCGCTCGGCGGCCAGGCCCAGCCCGGCGCTCTCGCGCATGTAGGTGATCACCGACACACCCAGCTTGCCGTCAAAGCTCATGCCCTTCAGGTGCAGGATCTGATCGTCGTTGTACGTGCCCGGCGGGATGCCGGAATAGATCCCGCCGCCGCCACTCACCCGGTAGGTCAGGTTGCCGTCGGGCATATACAGCGGCGTCACAATGTCGGGATGGATCGGCTCGAGCTGGTCCACCGGGCCGCGCGGGCCCGGCTTGATCCACGCGTAGGCGTTGCCGCGCAGCAGCGCGTGGCTGGTCATCATCTGCCGCATCTCGATCGACGTCTGCAAATTGTTAGGCCGGTCGTGCAGCAGGTCATACAGCGGGTGGTTGGTGGCTTCTTTGTTCCCGCCGTCAGCTTGACGCTGGTAAACCGACAAGGGCAGGGCCTCGATCGTCTCGGACAGCAGCCGCACGCACGCATAGACGGTCGAGAGCTTGAGCGCCGAGTCGGGGCCCACCGCTACGCCGGCGGAGGTGGCGGCCGCCCCCCACCCGTCCCAGATGCCGCTCTGCATCCCGGTTGGCGTGCCCGTGTCGGCAAACATCTGCGTCCAGTAGGACATCAAGCGCTCTCCCGACTGCCGGCCAGGGCCACGAATAGCAGCACCGCGCCGGCCACCATCAGCCCGGCCGGCAGGTACGCCAGCGCCGCGCCCAGGGACAGCAGCACCAGGCCCGCCACAAAGGGCACCACCGGCGAACTGGCCGGGGGCAGGCGGCCCACGAGCTTAGAAAACCGTGAGGCCGCGGGTTTCATAGACACTCTCGGTTTCATTGCCCACCTTGGCCAGGGCGCGCACCATGGCGATCACCCAGGCCGCCAGCAGGTCGATGCGCTTGGTGGCCACCACACCCCGCCCGCGCGACTCTTTGACGTATTTGATCTGGGCGTTGCCGTTCTTGGCCACGCTGGTATTGCCAAAGCACCAGCGCGCCGCCTGGTTGCGCTCGTGCGTCATGCGGCCGTTGCCCAGCTTGACGCCGATCTCGTTCATCGGATCGGTCAGCACGTCGTAGTGCTGTTTGATGGGCACGCACTCGAGATTCGCCTTCATCAGGTGCTGCACCAGGCCCACCGCGAAGGCCGGGTCATAAGCCACTTCCTGGACCCGGAACAGCCCGGCCAGCTCCTTAATGCGCGCCTCGATGGTGTCGTAGTCGATCCAGTCGCCCTTGGTAGGCGTCACCCAGCCGTGCGCCGCCCACTGGTCGTAGGGCACGTGGTCCTTGAGGATGCGCTCCTTCATGCCCACCTCAGGGATCCACCCTTCCCAGATCACGCGCCAGTCGCGGTGCTCGCCCTGCGGCGGAAACACCAGGCACAGCCCCGAGAGGTCGGTGGTCGTGGACAGGTCCAAGCCCATAAAGCACTCCTGCCCGAGCAGCTCCGCCAGCTCCCACTTGCCCTCGGCCTTGTCGAACAGGTCCAGCGGCAGCCAGGCGGTCAGCTTGGTCGTGATCCACTGGTTGAGCCGCAGCCAGCGGAACAAGCGCTCGTCGGCGGGCTTCACCTTCGCCTTGGCCGCGGCTTCCTGAACCGATTCGAGCGTGATCGTCTCGCCCAAGCTGGGGTTGGCCGCTTTCCAGTTGGCCTCGTTGTAAATGTCGTCTCCGTCATAGCTGTAAATGACCGGGTACCAGGTTGGGTCGACGATGTCGCCGGCCAGGATGCGGCTGGCGTACTCGTGCTGCTCCCAGCCGATGGAAACCCGGTCGGGATCGTCGCCGGCGGTGGTGATCAGCCACCAGATCGGCTGCGCGCGCGCGTCGCCGGCGCCGAAGGTCATCACGTCCCACAAATCGCGGCTGGGCTGGGCGTGGATCTCGTCGAAAATGACCGCCGACGGGTTCAATCCGTGCTTGGAGTAGGCCTCGGCACTGACGACCTGGTAAAAGGTGCCCGAAACCTTGTCGGTGATCTTCTTCTGGCTCAGCGTGAGCTTGGCGCGCTTCTTCAGCGCCGGAGATTGGTCGATCATATCGACCGCCACGTCGAACACGATGCCGGCCTGCTTCTTTTCAGCCGCGCAGCCGTAGACTTCCCCGTTGCGCTCGCCGTCGGCGAAGGTGTGATAGAGCGCCGTGCCGGCCACCAGCTCGCTCTTGCCGTTTTTTTTGGGGACCTCCACCCAGATGTACTTGTACTGGCGCAGCCCGCCCGGCTTGAGCGTGCCGTAGACGTCGCGCACGATGGGCGCCTGCCAGTCCAGCAGCTTGAAGGGCTGCCCGAAGAAGCGCCCCTTGGTGTGGCGCAAGTTTTCGAAGAAACGGACAGCGCGCGCGGCCCGGTTTTCATCGACCATCGGTCCCCAGGTCCACCCCGCGCAGCATGCGCTCCATCTCGTCTTCGGGCTCGGGCTCGGGTTTGGTCTTCGGCGCGACGCCCGCGCGCGTGCGCGGCGTGAGATAGAGCGACTGGCGCCACTGGTGGAGCAGCGCGCGCTTCCGATCGACGCGGCCGTCGAGCTTGACGATGGCGTCGAAGGCGCCCACCACGGCGATGCCCAGCCCGATGGCGCGCTCCAGGTCGCCGGTGACGACGAGCCGGTCGTGCTGCTGGCTCAGCTCCAGCCAGGTGGCATAGGCCACGCGCCGCATGGTGTCCAGCTCGCCCACCTGCTCGGTCAGCAGGCAGTAGTCGGTCAGCATGTCGAGGTCGAGCCGCGTGATGATGGCGACCGCGAGCCCCGCGTACTCACGCAGCAGCCGGCGCCAGGTGGCCGAGGCCACCGCGTGGCCGCGCAGCGCCGCCGGCGGGGCCGCCGGCAGACTCCGCTCGGGCGTGACCGCGGCTTCGCGCGCCGCGCGCGCTTCACGCTCGGCCTGCGTGTCGTGGCGGACGTTCAGTGCGGCTGGCTTTTTGGCTGGCATGGGTTAAAGCGGGTTCGCCACATTGGGAAAAAAACTTCTAAAAATCT